CGGCTTAATTTCTCAGCGGTACTTCCGCACCACGGACACGTTACTGGTCCGTATCTCTGCTTCATCATATAGCCGCCACCCTGCATCATCTTGGCCTCCGTAATTGTTGCGTTGGCATCCAGATAGGGAACAGGCGCAAGTCCAATTCACTAACAGGGCAGATTCTATCCTGTGGCACCGGGACGGCGCACGCTGGTCTGTGCGGTTCGTGAATACCGTTTTCTGCCATCACCAGCAGCGGCCATAACGGATGTTTTTCTCTCGTCATTGGCTTGAATTTTTTCATATCAGTAAAGTTTAAGCGCAAAGATTCCCTATGGCAACCACTTATTACGCTTCCAAAATTTCGGACAATATCGGGCGCACCCCGGAAGGGTTTCTGATCTGTAATTCCTGTGTCGTGGGCAGAACAGGATTTCAGCGGTACGCCGTTCGTGATCTTCCGCAGGAACGCGCCGCCGAATTGGGCGTCGATATCAGTAATCCCGGCGCAACGATAGACCTGTACCGGACGCCGGAAGAAGTCTTTGCGAAAGAGACGTTAGCGTCCATTGAAGGGAAGCCCGTTACGGACAATCATCCGAATGGGTTTGTCACCGCAGACAATTATTCGGAGTTCGCGTGCGGGCATATTCAGAATGTCCGTAAGGGCAGCGAACCACTGGAGTCCGGGGAATGGCCCATTGTGGCCGATCTGATTATCACGACGGAACCGCTGATCTCGAAAGTTGAGAGCGGCGAACTGCGTGAACTTAGCCTCGGATACGATTTTTCGATAGACAAAGACGGCGACAAGATTTTACAGACGAACATTCTGGTAAATCATTGCGCCGTTGTGCCGAAGGGCCGAGCGGGGGCCGAAGCCCGCATCAACGACGCTGCGCCGTCTGAATTAGTTAAACCGGAGCCAACGTTCTGTCACAACTGCGGCAACCCTGTTCACAAATCGGACACTTCCGGTTCTGATGTCTTACCGGGCAAAAAGAAGGAAGTAGCAACGGCGCAAGCCGCTGACGCGAGTCAGGTTACTCACCGTAATTCAATTAAAGGAGAAGTCACAGTGCAAAAGAAGACCCCTAGCTTAATGCGACGGATGATTCTTGGCCTCGGTCTGAAGACATATGCTTTGGACGCAGATACGACGCCGGAAGAACTTGCTGAAGCGGCGGAAGTGATGGCCGAAGATGCAACCCATGAAGACGAAGATATCGCCGGTTCGGTAGATCGCCGCGCCGCTGATCGCAAGGCGAAAGACCGGCGGACTAAGGATCGTCGTGCTGACGATGCCTGTGAACCGGGCGAAGACGGCCACGAACGCTGCACTGAAGATCGCTGCAAGGCCGATGACCGGAAAGCTGATGACCGTTATTCCGATGATCGGAAGATGGATGACCGGAAAGCGGATGATCGCCGCAGCCGTGATTCCAAAATGGACGATCATCGCGCCGATGATAAGCGGAGCCGCCTGCATGATGCCCTTGACCGGATGCTCGATGAGCACATGGCCGAAGGTGAAGACGCCGATCTCGAAGAACTGAAAGTTCTATTGAACGAGTTCCTGAATGAAGAAGAACAGGAACCGGAGCATCAGGAAGACAGCATGATGCCGGAAGAAGAAATGGAAGAAATGGTTGCCGAGGATTCCGAAACGGCACCGTCTGAAATTCTTGAGCCGGTTGGCGAAGCGGGCGAAGAGGAAATCGTCCCGGCCAATGACAGTGCATGGTCCTTGATCCCGGTTGTGGAGAAGTCGAAGGATATGCGAGTCGTTCGCGCTTTCGACGCTGCACTTACCGCGCATCTTGAAGACGAGCATGGTTTCCTGAAGGCCATCCGTCCCGCTATCGCCCGCAGCAATGACCAGAAGGTTCGTGCCGCGTTCGATGCCGCGCTCCAGAAGTACACGCGGGTATCTCGTGCCAGCAACGGCAGCTATGGTGCTTTCGCCAGCGGGGCTACGGCTCGCGCTAACGATTCGCACTACGGAACCAACAGCAACCCTCGTACCCCTGATTACTCGTCGCTTGACGCCGCGTATGCACAGTACAAGGGCAAAAATCCCACGGAGGTTAAGCTCTAACCGACAGTCTGACCCAATCAGGAATCGAGGTTAAAAAAAACAATATGGCATACAACAGTTTTGGACAGGTGATCCCCGTACTCGGGCCGAATGTCGGGTTTCCGGGGAATGTTTCTCGCGTTGGTGAGCGCGTTATTGCGGCTCGTCCTGTTTCGGCTTCCGCCAGCGCAACCGCTGGTCTCCCGTTCGGTGCCGGTGCGGTTCTGACACCGACCAACAGCACTACGGGCGGTACGTGGTTGTCGCTTGCTGATTTTCTGGCTACGGCCTCGAATGCTCAGTATTTGAATGCTCAATTCGCCGGCGTGGCGGTTCGTGAAGTCAAAACCATGCTCCAGTACACTGCCCTTGGGCAGAGCACTGGAACCACGGTTTCGACCACGGCAACGCAGGCGACGATTGGCTCGACCACTATCGTTGTGGCTTCGGCTACCGGCATTTCGATTGGTCAGTCGGTAGAAGGTTTCGGTATCCAGCCGAATACGCTGGTGACTGGCGTTTCCGGCACCACGATTACAATTTCGCTGGCTACCACTGGCGTCCTCAGCACCACCAACGTCATCTTCACCAGTTCGATTGCGCCGGTGACTGGCTATTACAGCGCCGGTCAGATGGCCGAAGTTCTGGAACGCGGTTCGATCACGGTAAACATCACCAACGGCACGCCGTATGCCGGTCAGGTGGTTTATGTTCGCACTGTCGCAAACGCCAGCCTTGGCGCAACGGCAGTGGGTGACTTTGAAGCCGCCTCCGATCTGGCGACCTCTTCGATCACGATTGGCACAACCGCTGGCAGCACCGCGCTGACCACTTCGGCTGGTACGGGCCTTGCTATCGGTCAGTACATCACCGGTCCCGGCATTGCCGCGAACACAACCCTCGTTTCCGGCTCGAGCACTTCGTGGGTTATGTCGCAGCCTGCGCTTTACACTATCGCCTCTGGTGGTGCCATGAGCGCGTACAACACCATTCCGCTTCAGTTGAATTCCGCCGATCCCTATGTGGTATTCCGCACAGGCAGTCTGGACTCAAACAATGTCGCAGAAATCACCATCAAATCTCGGCGCGCCGCGTAATAGCGACCAGAAAAAGGAGAAACAGGTACAAATCCAATGAAACAGAGCAATTTTCTCACTCATGGCCGCAGTGCAACCGACGCCTTCGCCCGTATTCGCGCGATGGCCGCAACGCGCACGAACGGTGGCCGGGTAATCGGAAGGGCGCAGGCGTTTGACGCCGCCGGCGCGTCCGGTTATGCGTTCCTTCAGTCGCAACTCGAACAGATCGACCCTGATCTGGTCAAACCGCTTCAGGCGACCACTCATGCTCGTGATATCACTGTCAAAAATGGCGGTGGCTTCCCCGAGTTCATCAGCGCGTGGGCTTCTAACTACGCCAGCACCGGCACCCAGTTCTACGGCCTTCAGGGAACCAATAATACGGACATTCCTGAAGCGCAGGTCGATATCCAGAAGGGTATTTGGCCGACGTTCAACTGGACTTCCGGCTTCACCATCACCTGGATTGATCTTCAGAGGATGGAAACTGCACAGCGTACCGGCCAGCCAGCGCCGTTCAGCTTGCAGGAACTGTACGAGAAGTCAGTGGCGACGATTTGGGGCAAAGCCCTCGATTACGTCACTTACAACGGCTTTCTCGGCAACGCTGGTCTGGTGAATAACCCCAACGTCCCGGCCTTCGTGGTTGTGAATGGCGGTTCGGGTACTCAGTGGACCACCAAGACGCCGGCGCAGATTCTGAACGACGTAAACTCTGCCATCAATCAGACCGTTATTAACAGCGGTTATGATATGGCGGAAGGTTGCGCCGATACCGTTCTGGTGCCGTATACTCAGTATGCTCAGTTGACGCAGCCGATGACCATTGGCGGAGTTGGTTACAATTCCACCATTGACTACATCAAAAAGAACTGCGTTGCGGCGGCTTACGGCATTGACCTGAAAATCTTCCCGCTTCCGAATCCGTGGATCAGCGGGCAGGGCATTGGCGGGCTGGATCGCGGCGTTGTGTATCGCAATGCAGAAGAAAATGTTCTGCTGCGCGTTCCGACTCCGATGACCAAGGCGATGACTGTCCCGACCACGAAGGACGGCGGCGCGTATCAGACCATGTTTGCCGGTAACGTTTCGAGCGTTATCTTCAAACGGACCACGACGATGGTTTATATGGACGGCATTTAATCAGCCATCCAAAAGGGGCGGGCAATCTGTAATATGGTTGCCCGCTTATTTTACAATCACAACAGCAGCCAAAGGAAAAACTCATGAATATCATTGTCCCCAAAAGAACACTCGTATTTACCAATCACGGAAACGGCGCAGGATTGCAGGAAATGATGGTGAAACCTGCCAACGGCGTTCAGGTGGTGCCGGATTGGATTGCGGACACTCCGACATTTAAGGCGGCAGTTACCGATGGGAGCGTGGCAGTAGTTGGAACCATTCAGGCTCCTCCCGTGGTCGAAAAGGCACCGGATCAGACCGAAGAACAGCGGAAGGCTCTATTTGATTCGATCAATGCCAGCCTGAAACCGGGACCGGCGTTGGAAGAACCAGTAGCGGCGACTCCCACCAAGGCAACGAAGAAGGCGGCGGCTTAATAACCCGTCATGTCAACCTGGAACAATTGGCCGTCTTACGATCAATTCCTGTCTGCAGCATGGGGCTGGCCCAATGAAGTTACGGGTTTCAGTTCGCTGAATGTTTCTAACGTAGTCACCGGGACGAATCCACCCTATACGGCGGCTGACTTCCTGACTATGTATCCGAAGTTCGGCGGTAATCCGCTGATCTTAAACGGGACGATCACGCAGGGATCGGCTGTAGTAACGGGCGTTGATACAACGGCGGGTTTGACTCCGGGTCAGCCGGTTGCATCATACTTGCCGCTAAACGGTCAATTGCTTCCGGGATATTTCCCTGCTGGAACGACTATCGTTTCAGTCGATACACAGAATCAAATCACACTGTCCAGTATCGCTATTACGGCTCCGATTGGCGGCGTAGGTCAGGTGGCGGTTTATACGGCACCGTTCGCCCCGCTGGTTGTCATCAATGTCTATATTGCCCTTGCTACGGCGTCGTTGGTTCAGGCTCGTTGGTTGGATGCGTGGCCGGTGGCTATGGGATGGTTCATAGCGCACTTCCTGACGCTGTGGTTGCAAAGCGATGGCAGTGTTTATACCAGTGCGGGACAGGTGGCTCAGGCTGGAGCGAACCGAGGGATTCTTACTTCCAAATCCGCCGATGGTGTCAGTGCCGGAATTCAGCCTGTTAGTGGATTGGATTCATGGGCCGCATGGAATATGACCAGCTACGGTGTCCAGTTCGCCACTATGGCGAAAGTCGTTGGTGGTGGACCTTTGTTGCTTTGGTAGGGCATGGCTGTTAGGCATGGGGGAGAGCTTATGCGACACCAGGAATTCAGCAATCGCGTTCAGCAGTTAATTCAGGCAAAGTTTATCGAAAGTTCTGAAGTACAGGAGCTGCTTGAGGAACTACAGGAACAGGGCGTTTTGCCGGTTATTGAGGTTGGCGTGGCAGTCGCGTTCACCAGCAAGGAAGCAATGGAAGATTTCAGTAAGGCTGACGATGATCCGCCGCCGTTTCCGATGACCGATGAAGCGTTCCTGACTGCATTACGAATTCAACCGGATATCGCGCCATGAAGTCTTCGCTTACAATTCAGCGCATGGCACCGGGGAAACTGGATTCGCTTCGGTCAAAAATGAACCAGATACAACAGATGGATGTGTATGTGGGGATTCCTGCTGACAGGACGCTTCGCAAAGAGGATGAAATCAATAACGCGAGTTTAGCTTTCATCATGGAGCACGGTTCGCCGTTAAGGAACATTCCGGCGCGGCCATTTCTTAAGCCGGGGATTGCTACGGCAAAGGCGTTAATCAGTAAAGAATTGGCGGAGGCGTCGAAGTCGGTTATTGCGGATTCGCCACTCGATGCGGAAAAGCACTTAAAGCGGGCGGGAATCATTGGGGCGAACGCAGTGAAGCGGTATATCCGTGAAGGCGATAATCTTGCTCCGAATGCTCCATCGACAATCATGCAAAAAGGATCGGAACGTCCATTG